CAAGCGCGCTCAGGACGGTCTCCTCGCCCGCTTCGAGCGCGAGGTGGACCCCGACAATCAACTGCCGCCCAAGGAGCGCCGTCGTCGCGCTGAGGCGGCCCGCCGGCTGCACATGACCCGGCTCGCGTTCGCGTCGAGCAAGGCGCGTGGCGCCCGCACGGGCGAAGCGCCCGCATGAAGCGGCGGGCCGGTGATCGACCACCGACCCGCCTGCGCCCTTCCCGACTAAGAGATGAGGACGCATGCCCACCGTACCGAACGACCCGCCCCGGGGCGAGGTCCAGAAGATCAAGTGGTTCTACGCGCGAGCCGAGGCGTGGCGTGCCGCCGCTGAGCGCGCCGCGCAGGGCGAGCGGCCCGACCCGGCAGTGATCAACGCGCTGTGCAACCTGTCGCGGCTACACCTGGAGTTCGCCAGGGCGGCCGCCGGTGACCCGGTCGCGGAAGCGGTCGGGGGCGTGTCGGAGATGCTCGTCGACATCGTTGACGTGCTGGGGAGCCGGAACCGGATGGATCATGACTGAGCTGTCGCCCCTTGATGAGGGGGCGTGCCGACTCTGCGGGGCGCCGGGGCCACTGTTCCGCAATCCGTTGCAGCAGGTTCGGCCGGAGAGGCCGGTAGCGACGTGCCGGCCATGCATCGAGCGCGAGCTGGCCGAGGTCGCCGCGCGCAACGGGTCTTCCGTCCGGAAGACCCGAACCGCTGTGGGGGTCCTGCTGACGCCGCCGCCGGGTCCCGCAGAGAACTCGCCGCGCACGTCACGGCGGGTCGACCTGACGCCGTACCTCAACGGGACGTACGTGGCGCCTGAGCCGTCCGCAGGAGCGATCCGGGACGACGGGGCATACCTGCTCTACCCCGGTCGCTGGCACACCTGCGTAGGGCTCACCGGGTCCGGGAAAAGCTGGCTCGCGCTGGCCCATGTCCGCGACGAGATGCTCAACGCCGGACGGACGGTCGTCTACGTCCACTTCGAAGAGTCGAGCCCCGCCGGCACCCTGGGTCGCCTGCGTAGCCTCGGGCTGGCTCCCGAGCTGCTCGTCGAGCGGTTCGTCTGGCTGGACAATGACCGCATGTGGGAGCGCGGAGAGATGGGCGCCGAGCTTGCGTCACTCGCGCCGGGGCTGGTGATCCTGGATGGGCAGAACGCCGCGAGTGTCCGGCACGGCAAGGGCCCGAGCGATCCGGAGACCGTGGGCTGGTTCCGTGATCGGTTCGTCACGCCCGCCGTGGCGAGCGGTGCCGCTGTCCTCAGCCTCGGGCACCCGCCGAAGGCGAAGGACCGCCAGGACGAGCGGCACGGGTACGGTGCCAGTGGCTGGCTCGACGAGGTCGATGGTGTCGGATTCCGGCTCACCGCGGCCAAGGGGCATCCGATCCGTCGAGGGGCGTCCGGTTCGGCCACCCTACACAGCGTCAAGGATCGCTACGGCTCCGTGGAGCGTCACGGCGTGCTGGAATCCGGTCGTGAGCAGTGGTGGTACCTGGGGTCGCTCGTGGTGGACGACAGCGGGCTCAACGTGGGCAGCACGTCGATCCGACTAGCCGCGCCGAGCCGAGACCAGGCTGGCGTCTCCGTGGTCGATCCCCTTGACGCGCTCGGCGAGGCGATCATAGAGAGCCTGGACAAGCGCGACCGCCGGTACGAGACGCAGAACCAGCTCGGCGTGTGGCTCCGCGCGGACGGGGTCACGTACAACGATCGTGATCTCGGTCCCGCGCTGGAGCGGCTGGAGCAGGGCGCACGGATCGCGCGGGAGCCGTACCGGGGTACCCGCGCCCGCGCGGGCTGGTGTGTCGATCTTGAGAACGTGGATGAGGAGTGATCTTGCTTCGCCCTGCTGCTGTGCTGCTGTGCCCCTAAAGGGTGCGCACAGCACACAGCAGTACAGCAGGGGGGCGGCGGTGCTGCTGTGAACGACAGCGCACACCAGCGCACAGCAGTGCACACCAGCACAGAGGGGTGACCCGTGAGCAGAGCATGGGTCAAGGGCTCGACCACCCGCTGGCGGAAGATCAGGGCGGCGGTGCTGGCGCGGGACAAGGGGCTGTGCACCATCGCCGCGCCCGGCTGCACCGGGCGGGCCACCCACGCAGACCACATCGTGCTCAGGTCGATGGGCGGGGACGACTCGCTGGACAACCTGCGCGCCGCATGCGAGAGCTGCAACCTGGGCCGCAAGCGGGCCACACCACAGCCGGAGCCCGCACCGCGCCGCGTCACACGCTGGTGAACCCGAAAAAGTTGCAGAGGGTAGCCAGCCGTACACCCGCCGTCCCTGTCTTTTTCTGCCCGACGTTCGCGGAGGTCAGGGGGCAGGTGCCATCGACGTCCGTCGATCATGCTCGAGTTTTGCTCAGACGACCACGAGCGGCGGCGGCGGCGGCGGGAGGGTCCGGGCGAGATGGACGGCTCCGGCAGTCGCGTAGGCGCCGTCGATGGGGGCGGAGCCGCGGCGGGTGAACACCCAGGTGTCGCCCCGGTGCATCCTGGTGGCGTTGGCCACGTGCGCGTCGAGCATCGGGTCGCGCGGGTGCTGGACCGCCCCGGTGACCACCTGTTCGGCCAGGCCCATGCAGCAGGCCGCCGTGTCGGCCTTGATCTCGGCGAGGTCGACGCGGCGGGGTGGCCAGCCGGCGCGTGGCCGGGCGGTCATGCCGGCAGCCAGGGCCGCGGCTGGTCCGGCGGGGTACCAGCCCAGCGCGCGTGGCTTGATCTTGGCGACGATGCCGGGGAGTTCGGTCCGGACCTGCTTGGTGCAGCCGTACCCGTTCCACGCCTTGACGATCTCGACGTGTACGAGGTCGTCAACGACGGCGGCCGCGGCCAGGGTGGCGTGGGAGCCGTCGAGCGCGACGTCGAGGCACAGCGCGACCTGGGAGCGGTGCGCGGCGAGGTCGAGCGGGTGCTCCGTGCCGGCTGCCCGCCAGGCGTCGGGGTCAATGGCGGGGTCGAGCTGGTGGACGCGCTGGCACATGACCTCGGTGCGGAACCCGGACAGCTCCAGGCCTCCCGCCCGCTTCGCGCGGTGCGCGGCGCCGAGCAGCGCGTCCGGGTCGATCCGGCGGCCCAGGTTGGGGTTGGCCGCGGCGAGCGCGCGGATGTCGGTCGGGTCGGTGCCCGGCGGGGCGGACCATTCCAGCAGGCCCAGCCGCGGGTCGCCGACGCCGGTCTCGATGAACTCGATGGCCGCGTCACGTAGCGCGTCGAGGACGATCGAGGCGTCATCGCCCTGGTTGCTGATGCACACGGTCTGCGCGCCCGGTACGGCGTTCATGGCGTTTGTCGCGGCGTTCCACGCGTCCCAGGTGGCGTGCTCACGCAGCTCGTCGCACACCCACCTGTGCAGGGTCATGGATCGCCCGGCGCGGCGGTTGTTCGCCGCGAAGGTGTACTCGGCGCCGTCGAGCGTGGTCAGCGCCTCCTCGCTGATGCTCAGCCGGACCGCGGCCGGGCCGAGGCGGCCCTTGAGCCAGCGGTTGCCCTTGGCGAGCCCACAGACCTCGGTCCATGTCCGTTTGGCGTAGCTGCGGTCGGTGGACGTGCCCAGGACCGTGGCGACCATCTCGACGAACAGCCAGTGCAGGATGAGGATCTTGGCGAGGAGGGTCTTGCCGTTCTGCCGGGCGACCAGGATCAGCAGCACGCGGAAGCGGGGCCGGCCGTCGGGGAGCAGCTCTCCGCCGTGGATGACCGCCCACTGCTCCCACGGGTCCAACGGCGTGCCGACCACGTCGCGCGCGAAGTCGATCACGTCGAACCCGTAGGACGTGTCCGGGGTCAGGTCACGGAGCGGCGGTGTCCACAGTCGCGGTTCGGTCCGTCCGAGCGGCCCGTCGTGCCCGGAGCTCGTCGAGCGGGTTTGCGGCTGGCTCACCGGCGGTACCTCCCTTGCCGTCGCCGCGGGCGGCCGGGGTCAGCCCGAGCGCGCTCAGCGCGGCGAGCAGCTTCGGGCCGAGGTCGCTCGCCACCGAGTGCGCGGCGAGCGCGTCGGTGATCTTGGTGAGCGCCCGTTCGTACGGGGTCGCGTCGTCAACGTCCAGCAGCGCGACTGCCCGCCCGAGCTGGGCCAGTGGCTCGCGGTACTTCGACGCCGGGGATGCCGCGTCGATCAGTTCGGCGTACCGGCGCGCGAGCGCGACCGCACCGACGTCGCGCTTGTCGTCCGCGCCGGCCGCGATGGCGGTCGCCACCGCTCGGGCCAGCGGTCCCCGGTACGTCATGATCCCTCCCGCGGTTCGGGTTGCGGGTCCTCGTGGGTCATGCTATGCGAACATGTGCACATGAGCATATGATGGCGCCGTGCAGTGGCCATGGCGCCGCAAGCCCCGCAACCTGATCTCGATCAGCGATCCGATCCTGATCGACTGGTTCGGGTTGGGTCAGAACTACGCCGGCGTGGCCGTCTCCGAGCTGTCGGCGTTGGGTGTCTCCGCGATGTGGCGGGCCTCGATGCTGATCTCCGGGTCGCTGGCCGGGCTGCCGTGGCGCACCGTCCGCGACGTCGCCGGCACCCGCACCCGGGTCACGTCGGTGTTCGACGACCCGGGCGCCACGGTCGGCCTGACGCCGTACCAGTGGAAGGAAACCCTTGTCCTGCACCAGATCATGGGTGGGGACGCGTTCCTGAAGCACATCCGCAACGGGGCGGGTGGACTGGCCGGTTTGCAGCCGATCCACCCGGGCTGTGTGCAGGTCGACTGGGACAACGAGCGGCCCGGCGGCAAGCGGTTCACGGTCACGCTGCTGGGCGGCAAGCGGGAGACCCACGACGCCACCACGTTGACGCAGGTGATGGGGCCGTCGCTGGACGGGCTGCGCGGCCTGTCCCTGCTGCAGGTGGCGAAGAACAGCCTCGGCGCGGCCATCGCCGCGGACCGTTCCTCGGCGCTGATGTTCTCCCGCGGCCCGCTGGTCTCCGGCGTGCTGGTTCCCGAGGAGGACGTCACCGTCAACGAGGCGCACACGATCCGGGAGGAGATCGACCAGCGGACGTCGGGCTGGGAGAACGCCGCGTCGGTGCCGGTCATCAACCGCAAGCTGAAGTTCGAACGGTGGGGCACCACCCTCAAGGAGGCGCAGTTCCTGGAGACCCGCCAGTTCATGATCCAGGAGATTGCGCGGTGGACGGGGGTACCCGCGTCGCTGTTGATGGATCCAGGGTCGGTGTCGACCTGGGGTACCGGCGTGGAGATCCAGTACCGGGGCCTGGGCCGGTTCACGCTGGCGCCGTACGCGCACCGTTTCGAGCAGGCGCTCTCGCGGCTGCTGCTGGCGCCGCGGTTCCTGGAGGTCGACTTTGCCGGTCTGGAGCGCGGCACCCCGACCGAGGAGATCGACCTGCTGATCAAGCAGGTTGAGGCGGGGCTGCTGACGGTCGACGAGGCCCGCGCGATCCGGAACCTGCCGGCGTTGCCGAAGGCCGAAGAGGAGCCCGAGCCGGACGAGGAGGGCGACCGTGAACCTGTCGCGCCTTGAGGCACTGGCCGAGCGGGGCCGCCGGCTGGCGAAGGCGCCGACCGCGCGGGCGGGTGACTGGTACCGCGTCGTCAACGAGGCGGACCGGGCCGAGGTGTTCATCTACGGGGTGATCGGCTCCGACTGGGACGACGGCGACGTCACCGCCGCGTCGTTCGTGCGGGACCTTCGGGCCCTTGACGTGAAGGCGATCGATCTTCACCTGAACTCGCCGGGCGGTCTGGTGTTCGACGGCATCGCCATCTACTCGGCGCTGCGCAACCACCCGGCGTCGGTGACGTCCTTTGTGGATGGTGTGGCCGCGTCGGCGGCGTCGTTCGTGGCGATGGCCGGCGACCAGGTGGTCATCGAGAAGCCCGCCAAGATGATGATCCACAACGCTCAAGGGCTCGTGCTCGGCGACCCCGAGGACATGCGGGAGATGGCCGACCTGCTCGACGAGCTGTCGGACACGATCGCCGAGATCTACGCCGACCGGGCCGGTAAGACGGTGGCGCACTGGCGGACCGCGATGCGCGCACAGACGTGGTACGGGGCCGCTGAGGCGGTCGCCGCCGGCCTCGCGGACCGGGTCGCGGGTGACGGCAAGCAGAACGGCAAGGCGGCGCCGGAGGACCGGCGTAGCCAGTTGGTACGGGCTCGCGCCCGGGTGGCCCTGGGAGGGGTGTAGTGGAGACGATCGAGGACATCCTCGCCGAGATGCAGGCCATCATCGACGGTGCGGAAGGGCGCAGCCTGACCGACGACGAGGTGAGCAAGTACGAAGGTGCCGAGGCGCGGCTGGCGGGAGCGCGCAGGACGCAGGAACTCAAGGCGCGTAACGCCGCCTACAACACGATTCCGGCGGGCGTGCCGCGCCCCGGAGCTCCGCGTCGGGAGGAGACCCTCGATACCGCGTTCGAGGCGTACCTGCGCACCGGGCAGCCCAACGCCGACATCTCCGGTCTGCGGGTGACCAACGAGCAGGGCGTCGGCACGTCCGCGGGTGGCTGGTACACGGTGCCGCCGGGGTTCCGTCAGAAGCTGGTCGAGGTGCGGCAGGCGTTCGGCGGTCTGGCCGCGGAGGTCGACGGGTTCTCCACCGAGAACGGGCAGCCGGTCGAGTACCCGAGCCTGGACGACACGGACAACCAGGGTGACATCACCGCGGAGAACGCGCAGATAGCCGACGGCGACGATCTGGTGTTCGGCACCGTCAAGCTCGGCGCGTACAAGTACACCGCGGCGGGCGCCGGTACCGGGCTGCCGCTTCGGGTGCCGGTGGAGCTGTTGCAGGACTCCGCGTTCGACATCGTCGGCCTGGTGTCGCGGGTGCTGGGTAAGCGGATCGCGCGTAAGCAGGCCGCGCACTGGGTGACCGGCACGGGTGTGGGTCAGCCGCTGGGCATCGTCGCGTCGTCGCTGACCGCCGATCGGGACCTGGACACGGCGGACACCCCGGACTACGAGGACCTGGTCGACACGCAGGATCTGCTCGACGAGGAGTACGAGCAGAACGCCAAGTGGCTGATGAGGAAGAACACGTGGTCGCAGCTGCGGCTGATCGTGGATCTCAACGGCCGCCCGATCGTCCAGTCCTCGATCGAGGGGATCGCGCAGAAGCCGCGCCGGTTCCTGCTGGGCAGCGAGGTCGTCATCGACGAGGGCATGCCGACGCTGTCTTCGGCCGGTGACACGTTCGCGATCGCGTACGGGGACTTCCGGGAGGCGTACGTGATCCGCCGGGTGTCGAACCTGGTGGTGGTGGTGAACCCGTACTCCCGCGCGAACTTCGGTCAGGTCGAGTACTCCGCGTGGGAGCGGGCGGACGGCAACGTCCAGAGCCGCTCGGCGTACGTCATCCTCCAGAACAACACGTGATCGGAGTTTGTCAATGTCTGACGTTCACAAGTGGGATCTCGCCGGCGCGAAGCTGATCGCTTCGGCAACGCAGTCGATCACGGACGCCACGACGACGGCGTACGACTTCGGCACCCCGAACGACATCGACCTGCGGGAGCTGGCCGACTACGGGCACGGCGACCGGCTCCTGGTCGTGTTCACCGCGACCACGGCCGGCACCACGTCGAACCTGACGCATGTCATCGCGGACGCGCCGGACAGCTCCGGGTCGATCGGCACTCCGGCCGCCGCGGTCACGTCGGCTGTGGCCGGCGCGCTCGCGGCCACCACCGGCGACGACTTCTCCGCGTTCGCGGTGAAGGTCCAGCCGAACCGGCCGTGGCTGCGGATCTCGGAAACCCTCGACAACGCGACCGACACCGTTGAGTGCTGCTGCATGGTGTTCGCCGTCCCGAGCAACGTGTGAGGGTGAGCCGCGATGGCGTGGGCACCTGACTACATCACGTTGTCGGAGCTGAAGGCGTTCCTACGCATCGGCGACACCGGCGACGATGTGCAGCTTGCCGTCGCCATCACGGCCGCCTCACGGGCCATCGACCGGTGCACTAACCGGCAGTTCGGTGTCGTCGCCTCGGTGGAGGAACGCCAGTACACCGCCGAGTGGAACCGACGCCGCGGCCGCTGGGTGGTGCCGATCGACGACCTGATGACCGTCACCGGGCTGGTGGTCACCACGGTGGACGAGGACGGCACCCTGACCGGCACCATCACCGCGTACGACCTGGAGCCGCGCGACGCGGACCTCAAGGGCCGGCCGTGGGAGTTGCTGGTGGTCCGGTCGACGTCGGCGGTGGTGCCGACCGGGGCCCGCGGCGAGATGGCCACCACCGGCCTGTGGGGCTGGACGGCGGTGCCTACCGCGGTGGACCAGGCCACCTACCTACAGGCGTCGCGGTTCCACGCCCGCCGCAACTCCCCGTACGGGGTCGCCGGGTCGCCGGACGACGGATCGGAGCTGCGGCTGCTCGCCCGGGTCGACCCGGACGTGGCGGTATCGCTGGGCCCCTACCGGCGCTGGTGGGCGGCGGCATGAACCTGGGCAGCGTGATGGACGAGGTGTCCGCCCGGCTGGACACGATCGCCGGGCTGCGTTGCTTCGCGTACCCGCCCGGTTCGGTCACCCCACCCGCCGCGATCGTGTCGTACCCGGAGGATTACACCTTCGACGAGACGTACCGCAGGGGCATGGACCGCATGACCCTGCCGGTCATCGTGGTGGTGGGGAAGGTGTCCGACCGGGCCTCCCGCGACGCGCTGGCCGCCTACTGCAACGGCACCGGCGCGGCCAGCGTCAAGGCGGTACTGGAGTCCGCGACCCACACGGCGTTCCACACGCTGCGGGTCGTGGGCATCGAGTTCGACACGGTGACGATCGCCGGCACCGACTACATCGCCGGACTGTTCACATTGGACATCAGCGGAGCAGGGAGCTAGCAATGACGTTCATCCAC